GATTTTACAGATTGATAAGAATTGAGGAGGTAAAACATGGAACTGCTAGGGATAGGAATTGTGATAGGGGCAATGCTAGGAGTAGCAATAATGTCGTTATGCGTAATTAGTAAAGAATGTGAGAAATGGGAGGAAGAAATAAATGATAAACGTAAATGAAGTATTTTTGAGCGGTAACGTAGTAGCAGATGCAGAACTACGATACACAAAAACAGGAAAGCCAGTACTCACATTTAGAATGGCAACAAATAAATATGTGAATGAGCAACAGAGTACACAATATCACAACATTGTATGCTGGGTTGATGCGGAAAAATACAGTGGATTAAAGAAAGGTGATTTTGTATCAGTAAATGGTGAACTAAGAACTAGATCATATGAAAAAGACGGAGGGAAAAGATACATTACAGAGATTGTGGCCAAAGTCCTTACATATGGATTGAAAGAGAATGAAAGCACACCAAGTAATTTTGAAAATGGGTTTGTAGATGATGATGAACCTATTCCATTCTAGGAGGAAGTAAATGCGAAGAGGTAGACCAAGAAAGATATGTAGCCACTCATTTGGACCAGCAAAAAGCGGTGCGTTATGGGTAAAAGCATCATGCCCCAAAGGGAAAACATCAATAAAAGTATTCAAAGGCAAAACAGCAGGCACTTTACATTGGCTGAAAAAAGAAGAATGTGAAGATTGCCCTGCATATAGTCCTACAAAGATTTATGCAAAATAGGAGGGCAACATGCAAAACACAAGCATGGCAGGTGTTCCGATGAATTGCATAAATTGGTTGGCACTAGGTGCGGTAGTGTACGGTGCAATGGATAAACGAAATGCATTAAAAGTATTGGGATTAAAGGAACAAATAAATGCAGATGTGTTACAGCCATTGATTGACAGAGGACTAAGCCAAAGAAAAATAGCAGAAGAATTAGAAGTAAGTCAAAGCTTAATTAGAAATATTTGTAAAAAATTAGGAATTAAAACAAAACGAGGTAGAAAACAATGAAAAAAGTAATGTTAGCAGTAATGGTATTAAGCGCAGTAGTTAATGGTGCATATGCAAGTGATCTAGTTGTAGGACCTACAGAGCCAAATACAACGCAACCAACAGTAACAGGCTATAACAGTGCCGCACTTGGAGTGAATACAACAGTAAGCGGTACAAGCACAATTGTATTAGGAAGAAACAATAATGTAGTAGGTGATAACAATGTAATCATTGGGGCAAATAATGGCACTATCAATGCTGGTCAAAGTACATTCATTGGCTATAACAATACAAGCGTAGATAATAGCCAAGAGCAAACAGTGATTGGTGCAAATAGCAAAGTAGGTGGCCAAGGTGCAATGGCACTAGGCACTCATGCAGTAGTAACATCAATTGATGCGGTAGGCATTGGAAATAATATTGTGGCTGATAAGCCAAATAGCGTTGCACTAGGAACGAATAGTGTAACAGACAATGCAGTTAATCAATTGCAAGCAATGGTAAACAATACAACATATGTATTTGCAGGTACAGATGCAACATCAGTAGTAAGCGTAGGCAGTAAACAACGTGCAGGCTTTGGAGGAGTAAAAAATTATGTTCGCCAAGTACAGAATGTTGCAGCAGGCAGAGTGGATGCATCTTCCACTGATGCAGTAAACGGTTCACAGTTACATGTTGCATATGATGCCATTAATACAATGGGTGAAGATATTGATAAAGCACTAGATGCACAACAACAATTCAATACTGCAGTACATAACACACTAGCAAATCATAAGGATGCAATCAAAAATAACACACAACGTATTACACAACATGATGCGGACATTGCAAATAATAAAAATGCTATCAAGGCTAATGATCGTGTATTGAAAAATCATGAAGAACGCATTGATAAGCTAGAACATCAAGCAAGCAACACATTAGCAAATTTAAAATCAGACATTAAGCAATTGGACGGACGAATTAATAAAGTGGGCGCAAGTGCAGCTGCATTAGCTGGACTACATCCAATGGAATTTAACAAAGATGATAAATTTAGTACATCTGTAGCATATGGTCATTATAAAAATGCCAATGCGGTGGCATTAGGTGCATACTACAGACCAAATGAAAAAGTATTACTTGGCATTGCAGGTACATTTGGCAGTGAAAACATGTACAACGTAAGCGCATCTTTTAAATTTGGTAAACATAGTGAATATGAACCACAAGCTAAACGTGACGGAGAAATTGAAGCTATGAAAGCACAAATTGCAGAATTAACAGCAAGACTTGATGCGGTAAGCAAATAAAATAGGTGGGCGGTATATCCGCCCTTACCTAAAACTAGGGGGCGAAGTTATGAACCATGTAACAACACTATTCAATAGTAATGAGTTTGGGGAACTTAGAACAATCATTATTAAAGATGAAGTGTACTTTGTGGCCAAGAGCGTAGCAACTGCACTTGGCTATAAAGATACTGCAGATGCAATTAGAAAACATATTGATGAAGAAGATAAGCTGCGTTGGCAAATTGCCGACACAGGTCAAAACAGAGAAACATATTTAATCAATGAGTCTGGACTATATTCATTGATATTGAAATCAAAGATGCCAGGTGCGAAGAAATTTAAACGCTGGGTAACTAGCGAAGTACTTCCACAAATTAGAAAAACAGGAAGCTATGATCTACATATTCCAAAGACACTACCAGAAGCATTGAGATTATACGCAGACGAAGTAGAAGCACATAACCAATCAAAGGCTATCATTGAGCAACAGAAACAACAAATAGCGGAATATGAGCCAAAGGTTGACTATGTGGACAAAATACTAAGCAGTACAAATGCAATGACAGTAACACAGATTGCTGCAGACTATGGATTAAGTGCTAAAGCTTTAAACAAGATACTACATGATGCACACATCCAACGTAGCGTAAACGGTCAATGGATTTTGTACAGCGATTTAATGCGAAAAGGGTACACAAAGACTAAGACACACACATACATGACTACAGACGGAAGATTGGAGTGCAAAGCATCTACACGCTGGACACAAAAAGGAAGATTGATGATACACGAGTTACTAAAGAAACTGGGCATCAATGCAGTGTGTGTGGAGGTAGCATGAAGCCATTAGTATATAAAGGCCTACGAAAGAACGTGAACAGGTCAGAATGGGTAAGTAGTGATGAAATAAAGCAAAGCTACTTACAAATAAGACTATTAGCAGTAGAAAATGATACCTATGCATGGGTACCAATTGAGGACGGAACACTATGTAGAGGAAGCGAAGCAAAAGACACACTAGGACAAAGAATATACGAAAAGGACCATATAGAGTTTGATTGCAAATCAATACAAGATACACCAATGGTAGGGGAAGTATATTACAGCGTTGATAAATACCAATGGAGATGCAAGGCAATTAACCAGCAGGACACAACACAACATGATGCGGTATTAGATTTTGACTTAGCATTTGTATTAAATAATGGGAAAGTTAAAGTAATAGGCAATAGATTAGAGGGCTATGAGCATGAATGACAGATACAGAAATGTATGTAAAGCACATGATCATATTGTAAAAGGGCGCTCAAAAGAAGTTATTAAAGCGTTCATCCCACATTGGGGATATGTATTCATATCATCTGATGCATTGATGAAGGCAAGGATGCGAAGAGATGAATTAAAGGGGGAGCAAAGTATTTAATCAATGGGCAAGGAGTTATTATGAAACCACCATGCAGGGAGTGCCAATTTAGAGAAGTAGGATGCCACAGTAAATGTGAAAGTTATATTCAATGGAGAGTGCAGCTAGATAAATATAACGAGCAGAAGAATATACAGGGAGATGCCTATAAATATGTTGGGGATAACGTAAGAACCATTAGGCACAGGATGAGAAAGCTAAAAGGGTATAGCTGCACTGTAAAAGATTAAGGAGCAAACATGCAAAGAAAATGTCATAGATGTGATAGGTTGTTTACACCAGATAGCCATAACACATGGTGTCCAGATTGTAGAGTAGGCAAACCAGTAGAGCCTAGAAAGACGAAGGAACAACTAGAGCAAGAACGTGAAGCAAGATTAGAGAAAGCATTTAAATACACAAGATACTGTGTGCAGTGCGGAAAGAAATTTCACACTAACAAACGAAATAAAGTACTCTGTGGGGATTGGGTGTGCGAAGATAAACAACGGAAAGGAAAATAAAGATGAGGATACTAAGCATTGGATTTGGGGATAAAAAGAAAGTAAAGTATGAGAAAGCAAATAATGCTGGTATTATTGAAACATATCAATTAAGCACGGAGGACGATTTCAGACCAGAGATATTAGAACCATATGTAAATGCAAGAGCATTAGTATTTGAAGTGTTTAAAGTATTTAAGCTATTTGAAGAAGAGTGGATGAAGATTAAATCCATTAGCTTTAAATGGCATAAAGAAATGCATAGAGTTATTACAGAAGTAAAATATGTGCTTTTAATTACTAACAAAAAAGGTGATGAATGTACAATTAGTACTTCATGGCTCAAAGTAGAAGAGGAAACGCAAGATAAATTAATTCCATTAGTTGAAGAAATTGAGATGTTTGTAAAAGGTGCAAGAGCGCAGGGTAAACTATGGGAAGAAGAATTGGCAGATGATGCGGCTGAGGGTGAAACATTTCACATCAATGATCTAGTACAAGAGGGAGAAGCGGATGATTAAAAACCAATTAATATATGTAGCTCATCCATTTGGAGGAGATAAAGCCAATAAGTATTCCATTGATACAATCATGGAAAACCTAGTAATGATAGATAAGAACAATACATATCTATCACCTCTTCACAATTTCAGCATGTTGTACTTTGATACACAATACTCAAAAGGCTTAAAAATATGTTTGGACATGTTAAATAAATGTGATGCCTTAGTATTATGTGGGGAATGGGAAACATCTAAAGGCTGCATTGGTGAATGGTCATTTGCAATAGCAAAAGGGATGCCAATATATACATGGAAAGAATGGACCGATAAATTAAAGGAACAGGGGAATAATAGCCGATGACTGGAAGGGAATATTTAAATCAGATACGTGATACTGATTTGAATATAAGGTGTAAGGAGAGAGAAATATTTAGAATAAGACAAGATATTATGAGTTTACAAGCCATTGATTATAGTAAGGATAAAGTGAGTGGAGGGAAACCAATTACCATTGCGGATAAAGTTGCAAATCTTGATGCGGTTACAGAAGAAATTATGAAAGAATGGAGTGATTTCTTGCAGGAGAGAGAGCGAGCAAGATTTATGATCAATCAAATTTGTAGAACTAAGCAAAGGATTGTTTTAATAGATAGGTACATTAATGGATGCACCTGGGAAAAGGTTGCAGAACTAATAGATTGTTCAAGGCAGAATGTTCATAACTTACATAAAAGAGCAATTAAAAATTTTGAGGAAATTTACAAAAAGGTTGCTATTATTTGACACTCAATATATGAGATACTGTATGTGGGCATGGATGAAGAGAACACTTTCAACAAGCCTCCTAGAAAAACTACACACTATTAAGGACTACATCATACACAGGTCGCAC